CTTAAGTACTCCAATTGTACTTTCGTGTCTAGCCCCATTATGGGGTGTCGACCCTAAGTACAGATTGAAGAATCTTAAGGTATCTCCGTTGCCACCATCTCTGGAGGCAATGGATAAAAAGGAGATTAAGAACATAATTACCTTTTGTTCCAAACTGTTTGGATGTAGCTCGAAAGAGACTGGAATGCTTCTTGCGTTAGGGGGTCGTGTGGAACTGATCTGGACTAAGTCCGGTGTCAAATTCACCATAACCTACTTAGCGGAATGCCTTCGAATCATCTACGATCTAGTTTCCGGTATGCCGATTAAGGATCATAAAACTTGGGTATCGCGGTACTCCAATGGTGTTCCTAGATTATTCGGAATGGAAGGAAGAAGGGTTTTCGACATTCTTATTAGAGAGAAATCTCCAAAGAATGTTGAATTACCTATTCTTCGAGTATGCCGTTTACTACTTTCACTTTGCTCAGTGTTTAGAGCTATGTCTCCTGAACATGTTATCAAGCTAGGTTCCATAACCGATCCTTGGATCGGTAATGATTACCTGGATGATAAACATGTGAAGAAGGCATTGTCTAACATGGGCATGTATGGCCTGAGAACGAGGGTTAAATCACCTTCCTTCCTTTGGTCAAACAAAAGTGGAGTTAATGCACGGTATGCTTTCCTTTCCAGTGGTCTGGACCTATTGGCGATGATGGATAGACCCTCAATATGGTTATCTTACCTGAGATATTGTATCAGGATGCGGTATTACCTATGGACTATAATTTTCTTATTATATTCCATAGCACTACTTCCTGTTTTCATTCTAAATCTCTTGGTGGATGTAATCACTGAAGAAGGAGTTTCACTCCATCTTGGTAGATTGACAATCATTAAAGAGATGAGAGGGAAAGCAAGGGTAGTTGGTATTACCGATTACTGGACACAATGTCTCTTTAAACCTTTGCATGATGCAATTTACTCCTCCCTAGGTAATTTACCTGAGGACGGAACTAAAGAACAGCTTGCTCCGGTTAAGCTTATGCTTAACCCTCCGGGTGGAGAATATCCTTCCTTTCTTTCATCGGTTGATCTTACGGCTGCTACGGATCGTCTGCCTGTTATACAACAAGCAAAGATCCTAGAGCTGTTGGGTCTTCCGGGAAATTTATGGATGGATATCCTTGCCCGACCATATAATTATATGGATAAGGATTACGTATATGCAGTAGGACAGCCTATGGGGGCGTACTCATCATTCGCGATGCTTGCGTTAACGAACCATGTAATCATGCATGTGGCGTTTATCCAGTGTCACCTAGAGTATCGGAAAGGCCACGGACAGTATGCCATCTTGGGAGATGATGTAGCAATGAGCTCATTATCTCTGGCTAATGAATACGAAAATCTGATGGCGCTTCTAGGTATCGAAATAAATCCAATAAAAGGGTTTAGAGGACGTCTATTGGAATTTGCTAAGAATATCTTCTGCTTTGATGGGACTAATTTAAGTCCTATCTCAGCTAAGGTATTGCTTAGATCTTCTAGAGACCCAATCTTTATCCCAGCTCTTCTTAATGATTGCATTAACAAGGGCTATTGGCCTATTTTGAACTTGGAATTGTCAACATTAACCAATTTATTAGAACATCACCGGAAAACCGGTGTGGGTTCTTATAAATGGTTATTTAGTATTCTTGGTCCCCAAAGTGGTTTTTGGAGTTACTTTAATAAGAATGAGGTAGGTCCTAGACCTTTCCAACTTCTTTTCAAAGAATTCCTACTTACCGTGGGTGTGGATTTCGGTGATGTGCTTGACTTTTATAAAGTTAAGTTATCACGGAGATCACACTTGACCTCAAGATCTTTACTTGATCTAGGACATTCGTCTCTTGCAGTCTTGAGATATTCTCAATCTCCATGAATATGGAGTGAGAAGAAATTCGAGAATGCAGTGAAACTACCTGCCCCTGAATACATGGCCGCGTTGACAACGGCAACCCTGTTGAATCTCCTTATACCGTTATTACTGGTTAAGTGGATCAAAGGTGTAGTAAGAGGAATTTATTTTATTGCAGTGGATTCATTACTTAATACGAAAGATCACATGGATATCCAATTGCAATTCGCAATGGAAAGACCAGTACTTGTTTTCAAGTGCTGGCTCCGTGAGAAATTTCCTAGAAGTGATGGAAGTTTTGAGGCAGCATTCCATTGGGAACTCGGAAACTCTCCTGCAGTAGCTAACAACATTTATGATGCTAGTTACAGTAGGACTATGAGTGGCCAGTTCTTTAATTGGGTGCTTTCCCTAAAACTTCAAAAACCAATGCAGTTAATAAATACTCGTTTCGCTAAGAAAGTTAACGGTGAAGATGATATGATGCCTGTTGTGAAAACAGCAGTGTCATGTCTATCTAAACTGGATAAACGTCTAGCTAAGTACTACAGACTCCAGAAAGAGATCTTTATACTGAATTATAAAATTAATCAGTTAAAGAAATCTAGCAAGAGAATTCCTTCTCCCAGATTACCGAAGAACGGTTAAAGGGAC